CTCCTATGCCAACTGGTGCCCTTCTTCAGCGCAAAAAAGGTGGTAAAGCTGAAAGTGGTAAAGAGCACAAAGCAGAAATGCATGAAATGAATAAGATTGAAAAAGAACTTAAGCATCATGAAAGCATGAAAGCTAGTAAAGCTCATCGTGGCTTAAAAGCAGGCGGTAAAGCAGGTATGTACAATCCTCCAGTTGGCGGTTTGCTAGGTGAAGGTAAACCTCATCACAAAGGCACATCTGGTGGTATTGAAGGACCTGGCTACAAGCACGGTGGTAAAGCTCATCGTATTTCTGGTCATCCTGAAGGCTCACATGCACACCACAAAGCAATGGCTAAGCATTACAAAGCTAAACATGCAGAAGGCGGATCTATGCATCATCACAAAATGCATGAGCATCACAAGCACATGGCTAAAATGGCTGCAGGCGGTACAAGCCCTGTTGATCACGAAGGCGGTAAGCAATTGAAACGTGGCGGTCATGCTAAACATCACTATGCTAAAGGCGGTCAAGCTTTGGCAGCTAAAGGTGATCGTTTTCAAGATCGTGGTGCATTGAAGCCAAAAATTGATGTGCAAGATAAAGTTCATGAAGCTAAACAGACTAAGTCTTTTCACACCAAGACAGGTGGAGTAGAAGGTGTTGGTTATAAACATGGCGGTCATAGCAAGAAGCATTATGCAAAAGGCGGTACTGTATCGCAGAATGTTGCTAAACGCTACTTGAATGACATGAAAGACGGCGCTAAAATGCCTACCAAGAAAGCTGGAACTGGTGAAATTAAAGAAGGACCAGCTGGCTACAAAAAAGGTGGACATGTTAAGCATGCTCATGGCCATGTTGCTCATCACACTACTCATGGTCATCATGATTCTGGTCATACCCATATGCACAAACATGCTGCAAAGCATTCACATGGTCATGACAAGATCGACGGTCATCCTATGAAACATGGTGGTCATGCTAAACACCATAAAATGGGTGGCAAGGCTAAGTGTAATTACTAAAAGGTTGGGGGAGCAATCCCCCGCTTTTTAAATTGGAGAATTTATGAGCAATAATAATATTGTCGCTTCAGTCACACGTGCTGGTCGATATGAACCATTTGATTTGCAAGTGGCTCGTGGTCAGATTATGGGCCATAGTGTGGTAAGTTTGTTTGGTTATCAGTCATCAGTAACTACAACATCAATTCCTATTTGGGAAAATGCATCAACTTATACATACATTACATCAGCATCTACTTTAACGCTTGTAAGTACGTCAGCATCTGATGATACAAGTGCTAAAATATTTATTAGTGGATTGGATTCAAGCTTTAATCCAATTTCTGAAACTTTGGCGCTAAACGGTACTGCTGGTGTTACGACAGTTAATAGCTATTTTAGAGTCAATAGTTTGCTAATGACGTCACCCGGCACAGGTCAAACGACCAATGTAGGTACAATTACTCTTAAGCAATCTTCTAACGTAGTTGCACAAATTAATGTAGGTATAAGTAAGTCACAAAGTACGATATACACTGTTCCTGCCGGTTATACATTTTATTTAGATTTAGCTGAAGTAAATACTTCAAATAGCTATACAGGAAGTACAATTATTACGTATAAAGTTCAGGCAATTAATAATGTAACTGGTGTGAAGCTAAACGTATTACAACAACCATTTGTTTCAAATTATACGGCATTACGTGCATCAGACCCATTTGCATATAGTGAAAAGACAGATATTCAATGGCAGTTAGTTACTAGTACAGGAACAATTGCTGCTGGAGTAATCGTCACAGGTAAATTAATTGCAAATAACAATAACGTTAACCCAGCATTCCCATAATCATGCCACTCATCAAATCTAAATCCCCAAAAGCATTTAGTAAGAATGTAGCTGCAGAAGTGCATGCAGGTAAACCTGTAAAACAAGCAGTTGCCATTGCTTATTCTGTAAAACGGTCTGTTAAGAAGAAAGACGGTGGCAAATTGCCCGGTTTATGGGAAAACATTCATGCTAAGCAAGAACGGATTAAGCATGGTTCTGGTGAGCATATGAGAAAGCCCGGAAGTAAAAGTGCTCCAACAGATTATGATTTAAAGCATTCACAGTCTAAGAAGATGGCTCATGGCGGTGATGTTAAGTTGTCAATCAAAAAAGGTGAAAAGAAGCCTACTAGTCAAGGTGCTGGCCTTACTGCAAAAGGTCGAGCAAAAGTGAATCGTGAAACAGGTAGTCATTTAAAACCGCCACAAGCAAGTGGTCCTAGACATGATTCATTTTGTGCCAGAATGTCAGGCATGAAAGGTCCTATGAAAGATGAAAAAGGACGACCTACACGAAAAGCAGCATCCTTGAAAAGTTGGCATTGTAAAGACGGTGGTAAGCCTAAAAAGCACAACATAAAAGGGTGGTAATGAGTACAAGCGGAACAGTAAGCCAAACCGTTATCACTGTTCAACAACTTATTGATAGTGGTGCTCGGCGAGCAGGTAAATTAGCAGAAGACTTGACAGTTGAGCAAGTCAATGCTGCTACTCAGAGTCTGTACTATCTATTGTCAAATCTGGCAAATAGAGGTATTCAGTATTGGTGCATTCAAAAGTATGTGCTTGGATTAATTCCTGATCATTATCAGTACTATCTGAACACAGGTGTAGTTGATGTGCTAAATGCTAACTATCGAACTGTTACTCAGAACACTACAGGCGGATATTCTACCACTGGTAATGGTTCATATGCATTTGATGGTCAGTACACCAATATTTGCCAATGTACAAATAACACAAGCTCTATTGGAATTAATAACGGATCTGGGCAGAATGTCTATATTGGAACTGTAGGTATTCTACCTGCTGTCAGTGGGTCTGTGACAATACAGATTCAATACTCAAATGATGGCACCAACTGGACAACTGCTTATAGCCCTGGCGCCACGAACTGGGTCTCAGGGACATGGCTGTATTATGACCTCGATCCTTCTGCTAATGTTCCATATTGGAGAATTCAGCAGACATCTGGTATTAATATGGGTGTATATCAAGTAGTTTTTGGATCCAATGCTACTGAAATTCCAATGGCTAGAATGAATCGTGATGATTACACCAACTTGCCGAACAAAAATTTTACTAATAATTACCCTTTGCAATACTGGTTTGACAGGAATATTCCTCAACCTGCTATGTACTTATGGCCTGCACCTCAAATCTATTCGCCACAAATCGTAGTTTGGGCTCACAGATATATTCAAGATGTAGGCGCTTTATCTGGATCTATTGAGATTCCTCAAAGATGGTACTTAGCAGTGCAGAATATGCTAGCTCATCAAATGGCAATGGAATTACCAAATGTAGAGCCTACAAGAATTGTGTATTGTGAACAGCAAGCTGAAAAATACTGGATGATGGCAGAGCAAGAAGAGCGTGACAAGTCTCCTATTTACTTTGCACCTAACATAAGTCCTTATACAAAATGAGCATCTGGTTAGACACTCGTGGCAATACGGTACTCAGTATCGCTATCTGCGATAGGTGTAAGATGAAACGTGCCTATGATGATATTAGTAATGATAGAAATATTCCTGGGTTAAGAGTATGCAATTTTGGTTGCAATGATGAGCGTGATCCCTATAGACTGCCTGCAAGACAGCCTGAAAAGATCTCTATTCGGTTTCCACGTCCTGATGCACCGCTTAATCCAGATAACGATGCATTAACAACTGATCCTAATATTGTAAATGATGTAAATCAAGATCCGACACTTCCGTCTACTGCTGGTGAGTGGGGAATTGCACCTGAGCAGTCCGAGGATACAATTGATGGAAATTTAGATAATTTGAGTCCCTAATTATGGCAAATATAAGAATCTCGCAGCTTCCACCAGCACAGACTGCCATTACTGGCTCTGAGTTAGTACCAATAGTCCAAAATGGACAAACGGTACAGACTACTGTTAGTGCAATTACTGCTAGCCCGTCTTTAACTCAAACTTTCTTAACTGTTACTGCTCAGCCCGCTCTTCCAAATAGTCGATACATCGGTACAGGATTAGGCCTAGGATCCTCTGACGGAGGTTCTGGAGGCATTTACAATATCTTCTTGAATGGAGTATCAGGCAGTTTAGAGAATGCCTCTCAAGGCATCATAGTTAAGAACAGCGGAACTACAGTTACTAGCCGAACATTGTCTGTGTCTGGCTTAGGCTTAAGTATTTCCAACGGTAATGGCATTAGTGGCAATCCTACATTTGCGCTTACGGGATTAGTACAAGCTCTTGCAACTACTTCTGGTACAGGATTATTACAGACCAACGGAACTACAATTTCAGTAGCTACTGTTGCAGGAACAACCAATCAGATTTCTGTATTAAACGGAAATACCAATCCGATCATAGGTTTAGCAAGCAATCCTGTGCTTCCTGGGTCAGCTAGTGTTTCAGTACCTAGTGGTAATACAGCTGCAAGAGCGGCAAGCCCTGTCAACGGAATGCTTCGTTACAATACAGACTTAAACTCTTTAGAAGCTTATGCAAACAGTAATTGGGGAACCATTATTTCTGGTGCTGGTGTTTCAAGTTTTAGTGCAGGCACTACTGGTTTTACTCCTAATTTTGCAAGTACTGGTGCTATCGTCCTTGGTGGTACATTAAACGTTGCTAATGGCGGTACAGGGGCAACCACTTTAACTGGTTATGTGTATGGAAATGGCACATCTGCCATGACTGCATCAACCACAATTCCTACAACTGCTTTAAGCGGCACGGTTACAAATGCTCAAATTGCAAACCCACAAGTGACATACAATGGTGTAACAGTTGCTCTAGGTGCTAGCGGAACCATTACCGCAACTGCAACAAACGCATTGACTATTGGCACTGGATTGTCAGGTACGAGCTATAACGGATCTACCGCAGTCACAATTGCGATTGATTCAACTGTTGCGACTTTAACTGGTATCCAAACCCTAACAAACAAGTCAATTTCAGGTAGCACAAATACATTTACTAACATTCCAAATAGTGGTTTGACCAATTCGTCATTGACTATTGGTGCCACTAATATTGCCCTTGGTGGAACTTCTTTGACTCTGGGTGGATTGACTTCAGTCACTGTTACTCAAGACCCTGTATCTGGTTTGCAGTTGGCTACTAAGCAGTATGTTGATGCCGTAGCACAGGGTTTAAATGTTAAACCTGCAGTCTTACTAGCAACCACCGCAAATATTACACTTTCAGGAGAACAGTCGATTGATGGATTTACTACTTCATCTAGTCGGGTTCTGGTTAAAAATCAAAGTACTCAAGCTAATAATGGTATATACGTATCCAATGCATCTACTTGGACTAGAGCCGTTGATGCTGCGACATGGGCACAGTTAATCTCCGCGTTTGTATTTGTAGAGCAAGGTACAACTCAAGCTGACACAGGTTGGGTATGCACAGTTGATCCAGGAGGAACTCTTGGAGTTACAGCTGTTACGTGGACTCAGTTTTCCGGAGCTGGTACGTATACTGCTGGTACAGGATTAACCCTTACTGGTTCAGTATTTAGCTTGACAAATCCTGTTTCTATTGCACTAGGTGGCACAAACAGCACGGCAACCCCTACAGCTGGTGGAGTTGGGTACGGTACAGGTACGGCTCATGCTTATAGTGCTGTAGGCACAACAGGTCAGGCATTAATATCCGCTGGAGCAGCAGCCCCAGCTTTTGGTGTTTTAGCTCTAGGAACTGCAAATACAAACGTATCTGGGACTTTAACTGCGACTAATGGAGGTACTGGTGTAGCAACTCTGACAGGTTTGGCATATGGTAATGGAGCTTCTGCGTTTACAGCAGCGACTGCTGCGCAGGTTGTAGCAGTTATTAGCACCACTGCTGTGACTAATGCTACAAATGCTGCTAATTTAAATCTTGCAGCAGGCTCAGGGGCTACAAACTACATTACTTATGCGAGTGCTGCTACCGGAAATCAGCCTCAGTATACTAGCACAGGATTGACTTACAATGTCACCAATACTGCTATTACAGGTGGTATCAATGGAGGTACTTTTTAATGTTTAAAGATATAATGACTCAAAAGGATTAAATATGGCACAGACAGGCTACACACCCATTATTCTGTTTCACAGCACAACAGCGTCGGCAGTTCCAACAACCTCTAATCTTGCTGTTGGTGAGCTGGGATTAAACAATACTGACGGAAAACTTTATTACAACACTGGTTCTGCTATTGCAGTTCTAGCTGGAGCAGGTGGAGCAGGTATTGCTGGCGGTTCAAATACCCAAGTTCAATATAACAGTTCAGGCAATTTAGCTGGCTCTGCTAATCTTACGTTTAACGGCACTACATTAACTGCAAATACATTAAATTTAACTAATGCGCTTACTACTTCTTATGGTGGAACTGGTCTTTCGTCATATACAGCAGGTGATTTGCCTTACTATGCGTCAGGTACAGCGTTATCTAAACTTGGTATTGGTACAAACGGCTATATTCTTCAGTCAACAGGAAGTGCTCCTACATGGGTCAATCCGACTTCTGTAATCGGTGGTGCTGGTGGTTCAAACACCCAAGTTCAATACAATAGCTCTGGCTTATTGGCTGGTTCTGCTAACCTAACATTTAACGGCACAACACTTACTACAGCTAATGATGCTTCTATATCAGGTCTTACTGTTGGTAAAGGAACAGGTGCAGTTTCTACAAATACTGCTGTTGGTAATGGTGTTATGGCGGCTACGGC